CGTCGTTTACGGGATATTCCCCAGGATTGCACTTACGACCAGAGAAAGGGTATAGAGACTGTCCAAAGGTGGCTTTCAGAAGGTCATACGGTTCATTCCGTTGATCTTTCTGATGCTACCAATCTCTTCCCCTTGTCCTATCAGTTGAAGGTCATTGGTTCATTCTATGACATGAATGACCAAACGACCCGAAACCAGTTGGACTTGTTCTGCCGTGTCAGTAGGGCCCGTTGGGCCCTACCTGACGGAAGAACAATCTCGTGGACTCGTGGCCAGCCACTTGGGATTGGTCCCTCGTTTGCCTCATTCTCACTATCTCACCACGATGTGTTGAGACCTCTTAGAATTCTAAAAGGGGGTGACTATGTCATCCTAGGTGATGATGTTGCAATCATAGGGGACCAGCTAGCAGCCGCGTATAAGATGAAGATGATCTCACTAGGTTGTGTGATCTCTCCATCTAAAACGCTCTCTTCAGCCTTAGCTGCAGAGTTCGCAGGTAGGATTATCCTACCGGATAGTGATATCCCAACATTTAAGTGGAGAGCGGTCTCTGACCGCTCCTTCTTAGATGTTGTGCGGGCGCTAGGTCCTACTTCCAAGGGTCTCTTGAAAAAGAGACAACGTCAAATAGTCAACATACTATCTGAAGTCCCCGAGTTTCTCGGTGGCCTAGGGTGGAACCCTAAGGGACGACCTCTCTCGGAGAGAGTCTCTTTGGCTGTTGACCTTGGATTAATGGACATCCCAGACGAGGAGAGGACCGTTAGGTCTTCTTCGTCCACCCACCAGACTGTTCTTAATAAGATACAGTATGGTAGGATGGAGGCTATGCCTCTCATTAAAAGTGAGAGACACGCCACCCCTAGACCGGCCAGGTCTAGGTGGGAGTACCTGAATGCCCTCCTCGGAGTCACCGAATCAATCGTTGACCCCGCTTTGGTAGGAGGTTACTTTCAGGTTTCTTCTCCATCTGGAGACCCTCGCGGTCCTACCACATTGGATGTGTTAGAGCGCCGGGTTGCCAAGTGGAAAAGGTCTTGTTCCCCACCAATAGAGTGTCCTAATGATGGGACGCAAGTCCCTGAACTCTCTCTGCGATAGACCTGCAGCACAAGGTGATGCAGATG